GATGTGACAGGTAATGTTACTGGTGACTTAACTGGTAATGTTACAGGAAATATCACAGGAAATATTACTGGCGATGTAACTGGTAATGTCACTGGCGATTTAACTGGTGATGTGACAGGTAATGTAACTGGTAATGTCACTGGCGATTTAACTGGTGATGTGACAGGTAATGTAACTGGTAATGTTGACGGTATCGTTGGTGGAACAACTCCTGCCGCTGGTTCATTTACAACAGTAAGTCTAAGTGATGCACTTCAACTTGCTGTATTTGCAGACGGAACTGCAAGGGATGCTGCAATTACTTCTCCTGCCGCTGGTATGTTATGTTTCGTATCAGACAACGGTTCTGCTGTTGCAAAGGCACAAGTATATGACGGTAGTGTATGGGTAGACTTACACTAAGATTTAGGATAGAGAACTATGGCAATTGATAAAATTACAGCAACTGGAATTGCAGACGGAACAATTGATACAGCGGATATTGCTGACGGTTCAGTTGACTTAGTAAAACTATCTGCAACTGGAACTAAGGATGCAACCACATATCTTCGTGGAGACAATACATTCTCTGCATTATCTACCACACTTGCTGGACTAGATGATGTTACAGTAGATACAAGTGACCCCACATATAGCGAAAATATTGCTGGCGCTTCAGTTGGACACCTTTGGGTAAACTCTACTTCTGGTGAAGTATTTGTATTAACTGATGCAACAACAAACGCAAATGAATGGACAAACATTGGTGATGGAACTGGCAGCATTGCACCCCCATATACCATAGATTATCTTATGGTTGCCGGTGGAGCTTCTAGTGGCGCCACGGGTGGCGGCGGAGGCGGTGGATTGGTAGAATCCAATTTAACTGCTTCTGTTGGAACAGTGTTTACAATCACAGTTGGTGCTGGAGGGTCTGGCACAGGCGGTGGCGGTTCTTCTTCAAACGGTAATGATGGTGGTTCTTCCACATTAACATCTGTTGCAACTACTATCTTGGGTGGTGGTTACGGTGGTGGTGGTGACCGTGTTGGTGGCAATGGAGGTTCTGGTGGTGGTGCTGGTGCTGATGGTGCTGGTCAACAGGGTGGCTCTGGAACAGTTGGACAAGGCAATGACGGTGGTAACTCAACTGCGAATGGTGCTGGAACTGCATTTGCTGGTGGTGGCGGCGGAGGTGCTGGTGCCGCTGGTAGTAATGGTTCTAGTGGTTCTGTTGCTGGTGCCGGCGGTAATGGTGCAATCTCAACAATTATTACTGCTGCTAATGCAACGACTTATTCTGTTGGAGAAGTATCTGGTTCTGATGTATACTACGCTGCTGGTGGCGGCGGCGGTGCCTATATCCTAAACAGCGCTGGAACAAGAGCGCTTGGAGGAATAGGCGGCGGCGGTGACGGCGGAACAAATGGAATCGACTCTACTGCTGGAGTAGACAATACTGGTGGTGGTGCCGGTGGACAGGGTAATAATTCTTCTGGTGTTGGACAAGGAACTAGAAAAGATGGTGGTGATGGAGTTACTATTCTGAAGATGCCAGACGCAAGATTTTCTGGAACTTATACTGGTTCTTCTGTAGAATCGTTTGTTCAAGGTTCTGATAGAATTTTAATTTTCAAATCATCTGGAACATATACGGCGTAAGGAGAATATATAATGTCACATTTTGCAAAAGTAGTAAACGGTATTGTAACAAATGTTATTGTTGCAGACCAAGATTTTATTGATAATATGCTTGATACATCACCTGGCAGATGGATTGAAACATTCAAAGATAGAAGTCAAAGAAAAAATTATGCTGGTATAGGGTTTTCATACGACCTTGATAGAGATGCGTTTATCCCACCAAAACCATATGCGTCTTGGACACTGGATGAGGATACTTGTGATTGGGAGCCTCCAGTTGCACATCCTGGCGATGGGGCATATAATTGGAATGAAGAAACCCAGACTTGGGATGCTGTAGAAGCAGAATAAATAATATTATAGGAAAAAACAATGGCAGCGATTATTACTGAAAAATTCAGACAACATAATGCAGAACAGTTCTACGAGTCATTCTCTGAGGCTGCTGCATCAACATACTATTTGTTCATTGGTAAGAGTTCACCTTTTACCACATCAACATCTGGTGGCGATGACAACTCCCCCCCAACTCCAAAGGATATTGTAACTGTAGACTTTTACAAATGGGATTCAATGCTCGCTGCCAAATTGATCTCATCTGCTGATGTGTCTTATGTTATACCTCGCAGAGATTGGACAAACTCAACAACATACGATATGTATGAACATGATGTAAGTGCGTCAAATACCGCTACATCTGGAGCAACAAGTTTATATGATTCTACATTCTACTTTATGACTTCTGAATATAGAATCTACAAAGTGCTTGACAATAATAACGGAACAGCATATAGTGGTGTAGAACCTACATCTGAAACTACAGTTCCTTTTGAATTGGGTGGTTATACTTTGCAGTATATGTATAAACTAACCACTTCACAAATTCAGAAGTTCGTTACTAATGATTTTATTCCAGTAGTAACTGATGGTGCGGTATCTTCTGCTGCTGTAAATGGTGCAATTGATACTGTTCGTGTTACTGGTGGTTCTGGTTACTCAGACACAAATGGCGATGATGGTGCCGGTGGTGGTGCTGGAACAGGCCCATACTATTATGCTCCTATCACTGGAGATGGTTCTGGTGGTGTAGTAAAAATTAAAGTAGTGGGTGGTGCAATTGCAGCGCAAGGTTCTGCTGGAACAACTGTTCCTTCTGGAACTGCTGGAACAAACTACACATTCGCAAATGTAGATTTGTCTGATGTGTATGCTGACTCTGGACTAACCGTATCTGTAAACATCGGTTCTGGAACTGGTGGTGCAGTTCAACCAATCATTTCACCAAAGGGTGGACATGGGTTTGATGCTGTATCAGAACTAGGTGGGCATTATGTGATGATGAACACCAAACTAGAACAGGCAGAAGGTGATGATGTAACAGTCGCAAACGACTTTAGAGAAGTTGGTATCGTAAAAGACCCATACAACTATGGAACGACTACTGTTTCTACTGCATCGACTCGTAGACAATCATTTGCAGTTCTAATGTCATCTGCCCCAACAGTTGCTTATGAGATTGACGAAAAGATTACACAGTCAACAACTGGTGCTGTAGGTAGAGTTGTTGAATGGGATTCGACAAACAATATCCTATATTACCAACAGGAACAGTGGACGAATTATGGTTTGGATGCTGATGGTTATGTTACTGCATTTAGTGGTGCAAACACAATCACTGGTTCAAACTCTGGTGCTGCTACAGTTCCTTCTTCTAATGCAAGTGATAATGTAACTCTTGCTGGTGGAACAGTTCTTACATTTACTAGTGGATATGCAAATCCAGAACTAGAACCAAATAGTGGTTCTATTCTATATGTAGAAAACAGACGCCCAATTTCTCGTGCATCTGACCAAACTGAAGACATCAAAATCGTAGTGGAATTTTAAGACATGGAAAAAACTAATCTGAATGTAGCGCCATACTATGATGACTTTGCTGAAGACAAAGACTTTCATAGGGTTCTCTTTCGTCCTGGCTTTGCTGTTCAGGCAAGAGAACTAACACAACTTCAGAGTATTCTACAAAACCAAATTGAAAAGCATGGACGCCATGTTTTCAAAGAAGGCACAGTGGTTATCCCTGGCGCTGTTGGTTTTACAAATGAATACTATGCTGTTAAGTTAAAGTCAACACTTTCGTCATCTGATATTAGTGGACAGATTCAAGATTATGTTGGTAAGAGAATTACTGGAACAACCTCTGGTGTTGTTGCAGAAGTTATTCAGGCAGTTGCTGCAACCACAGATGATCCTATCACACTTTATGTTAAGTATGTTAAAACTGGTTCTGATAATGTTACGACAACATTTTCAGACGGTGAGAGAATCTCTGCAAACGGAACAGTAGGTTCTTTTGGTTCGGGTGTTGATTCTGCTGAGTTACTCACAACTGATGCAACTGCAACTGGTTCTTCTGCAAACATTGAAGAGGGTGTTTACTTTGTTCGTGGACACTTTGTTCGGGTTGCACAACAAAGATTGGTTCTAGACAAGTATACTAACTCACCATCTTATCGTATTGGTTTGTCAATTACTGAAGCACTGGAAACGCCAGAAGAAGATGGTTCACTTTTAGATAACGCACAAGGAACATCTAATGTAAACGCAAAGGGCGCTCATCGTCTAAAGTTTACTTTGACTCTTGCGAAACTTTCTCTTAACTCTACGGATGACGAAAACTTTGTAGAACTCATTAGAGTTAATCAAGGTGTTCTTCAAGAGAAGGCAAGAAATACAGAATACTCAGTTCTAGGAGAAACATTTGCTCGTAGAACTTATGATGAATCTGGTGACTACACGGTTCGTGACTTCCAGTTAGATATTCGTGAATCTGCAAACGATGGTTTGAATAACGGTATCTTTTCTATAGGTGCAACGACTGACGATGGTAATATTGCTAGTAATGAGTTTCTTACTATGCAAGTATCGCCAGGCAAGGCATATGTTCGTGGTTATGAAATCGAAACAATTGGCCCAAAATATTTGGACATTCCTAAACCTAGAACTTTCCAAAACTTTAATGCTGCTGTTACTCCAGTTGAAGTTGGTAACTATGTGGTTGTTAATAATGTGCATGGTTCTCCAGAAATCTCTCCTTTTATCTCTGGTGAGATTGATGAACCATATCGTGAAATTGCATTGTATGACCAACAGACTTCTTCTCGTGGAACTGCCAGTGGTAATAAGATAGGTTTTGCTCGTGCAAGAGCGTTTGAACATTTTGAGAATAACACTGGAACAGGTGTAGACCTTCTTGCAGATTCAACAAACACAGATACAAAATTTAAGTTATATCTTTTTGACATTCGTATGTTCACAGAACTTACAATGTCTGGCACGCCCTCTGCATTAACAACTGGTGCAAAAGTTACTGGTGTTCAGTCTGGTGCATATGGTTATGTTGCATCTGCTTCAACTGGAACAAAGATTGTTGTAACTTCTGTTGTTGGTTCTTTCTATGATGGTGAGAGTCTCTTCTCTACATCTTCCACTGAAACAGATGAAATCATTGAAGATTCTGGCAATACTGATTTGACAATTTCATCAATCACTTCAAATGATTTTAGTTCTGTAAAACAAGTATACATGAATGACCCAGATGTTGGTGATCCAGACTTCAGTGCTGATATTGATTTGGATAACGATGTTACTCTTGCTGGTCTAGTTTCATGGTCAACTGGAACAACCGTTGATGGTTTCCAAACAGACTTTACTGTTCAATTGAAGATTGGGGATATTATTGCTCTACCAACTGGTGCTGGCGGTGCATTGGAAGAAAGAAGGGTAACTGCTGTAAACAGTTCAACTGAAATTGATGTTGATGTTGCGTTTACTAATGCGGTTACTTCTGTTACTGCAACAAGAAAAAGAGCACAACTTAAAGACCAAAATAAAAACATTCTTCTTCGTAAGTTACAAAAGAATGCTATCAAAACTCTTAAAACAGAAACCAATAATGGTATCTCTGATACTCAAGTAACTATCCGCCGTTCGTTTGCAGACACATCTAGTGCTGCTGGACAGGTGACATTTACTGCTGGTTCAAATGAAACATTCAATTCGGTTGATAATGAAGATTATGTATTGTCTGTTATCACTGCTGGTTCTGGTGGTTCTGCTCTCGCTGGTGACATCGTAAACCTTAACAGTTCTAATGTTACTGTTAGTGGTGCTGGAACTGGAACTGTTTCCATAACATCTGCATCTATATTAGGTAATGGTGCAGAGGTTCGTTTGATTACTACTGTAACAAGAACTGTTGTAAACGAAAAATCAAAAACTAGAAATCGTATGCATCAAGTGTTGGTGGATAACGATGGTATTGCTGGTGGAGCACAATATGGAACTTCTGCTCACCACAAAGAGATTTCTTTGGGTGTTGCAGACATTCACAAATTATATGCAATCTACGAATCTGTAGATGATTCTACCGATCCTGTTCTACCTCAATGGTCAGTAACAGGTGCCACTGGTGTATTTACTAAAGGTGAATTGATAACTGGTGGGACATCTGGTGCGATTGCAAGAATTATTAACCCACAAACACCAATCACATTTATTCCAGTAAATAATCTAACATTCAGTATGGGAGAAACAATTACTGGTGCAGAGAGTGGTGAGTCTGCTACTCTAGATGTATTTACTGCTGGTGATACAAACATTACCAATAACTTTACACTAGATACTGGACAAAGAGATAACTACTACGATCACGGTAGACTTGTTCGTAAACCAGGCACTGTTGCTCCTAGTGGCAAACTTCTAATTGTCTTTGATTATTTCGATCATGGAACTGGAGACTTCTTTACTGTAGACTCTTATAGTCAGATTGATTACTCAGAGATTCCAACCTACACTGCTACTCGTGTTGATCCAGAGGTTTCAGAACCAACTGGTGAATACGACTTGCGTGATGCAGTTGACTTTAGACCTCGTATTGCAGATGCATATAGTTCGTCTGCTGCAACTTTACAAAATCAGAGTGTATATAAAGTTACTGATTTTACCTTTAACTTTGAGAACCGTTCCTTTGCTGGAAGTGGTTCTTCTACATCAAATATTCCTAAAGACAATTCTAACTTTGTATATGATTTCGATTTCTATGTTGCTAGAATTGATATGTTGTTCTTAACATCTGCTGGGGAATTTAGAATTATTAGTGGCGCTCCTGCTGAAGAACCTGTCCCGCCTAAGGGATTGGATAATGCAATGAAACTTGCTCAGATTGAGTTGCGTCCATATATTATTGATCTTACTGATGCAACATTCAACAAGTTTAATAATCGTAGATATACAATGCGTGACATTGGTAAGTTGGAAACACGCATTAACAATATGGAATACTATACTGCGCTTAACCTTTTGGAAAAGGATGCACAGTCTCTAGAAATTCAAGATGCAAATGGACTGAATAGATTTAAGTCTGGTTTTGTGGTTGATAACTTTGCTGGTCATGCAACTGGTGATGTTAGACACCCAGACTATAGAAACTCTATTGACATGACTGCAAAGGAACTTCGCCCACAATACTACATGAAGGGCGTTTCTCTTATTGAAGAAAACACTACGGATGCAGAAAGAAGTGTAGATCAGTATCAAAAAACTGGTGATATTCTTTCTCTTCCATACGAACATACAATTGCGGTTGAACAACCATATGCATCTCGTGTTGAGAATCTAAACCCTGTTCTTTCTTTCTCATGGGCGGGTATCTGTAAACTAACTCCATCTGGTGATGAGTGGTTTGAGGTGAACAGACTTCCAGATATTATTATCAACAGAGAAGGAAACTTTGATACCGTTATGGCACAAAACCGTAACGCTCTAGGAACAGTATGGAACGCATGGCAAACTCAGTGGAGTGGAACAACTACAACAAGCACTCTACCTCTTTGGTGGACTGCATCTATTCGTGCATCGAATGGACGCCCTGCTATTGTTAGAAGAACTTTAACTCAAGAACAAGGAACTCAGACAAGAACTGGTGTTCAGACTTCTGTGGTTGCACAGATTGATACAGAATCTTTGGGTGAAAGACTTTTATCACAGGCACTTATTCCATTCATTCGTGCAAGGAATGTTACCTTTAGTGTAACTGGTATGAAACCTCTTACTAGAGTATATCCATTCTTTGATAAGAATAATGTTAGTGCTTATGTAACTCCAGACGGTGGTTCGTTGGGTGGAAACCTTGTGACATCTGCTGCTGGAAAAATTTCTGGTGTATTCTCTATACCAGATCCAAACAATAATAGTAATCCTCGTTTCAGAACTGGTGATAGAGTTTTTAGACTTACATCAGATGCTCAAAACGGTGAAGAGAATGTAGAGACATTCGCACAGGCAACATATTCTGCAACTGGTATCTTGAATACAATTCAAGAAACAATTATTGCTACTCGTAATGCAAGAGTAGAAGTTAGAAATGTATCTGACACACGGGCAACCACAAGAACTATTTCTCAAAGAAATGATGTTGTTGGTTGGTGGGATCCGCTTGCACAGTCATTCATGCCTCAGGCAACTGGTGGGGAATATCTCACTAAGGTAGATGTTTTCTTTGCACAAAAAGATGATGACTTGCCTGTTACACTACAGATTCGTGAAATGCAAAACGGCTATCCAACTACTAAGGTTCTTCCTTTTGCATCTAAAACTTTGCCTCCATATTTTGATGGAACAGTTTCAATGACTGCTGGTTCTACTACGGTAACTGGTTCTGGAACTACATTTACTGTAGATTATAAAGTTGGTGATGAGATTCAGATTGAAGGCGCCTATGTTAGTGGTGGCACTCATTGTGTGGAAATTGTGTCAATTGACAGTGATACATCTATGACAGTTAGTGATACAGCATTTACAACGGTATCAGGCGCTAAGTATGGACTTCCAACAAATGATAGTTTGGGAAGGCCTGAAGGTTCTGTGCCAACAACATTCCATTTTGACGAACCAGTATATGTGAAGGATGGTGTAGAATATTGTATCGTCCTCTTTACAGATTCAAACAAATATCTTACATGGATTTCTCGTATGGGAGAAACTGATGTTGGTGGCAATCGTATGATTTCAGAACAACCATACTTGGGTGTTCTGTTTAAGTCACAGAACAATACCACTTGGACTGCATATGATTTTGAAGATTTGAAGTTTACATTGTATCGTGCAAAATTTGATACATCAAAAACTGGTATTATCACATTAACAAACGATGAACTTCCAGTTGCTAAATTGGAATCCAATCCTATTAGAACTGTGAGTGGCGATAGTAAGGTTAGAGTGTTCCATAGAAATCACAATATGCACTCATCTTCTAACAATGTTATCATTACAAATGTTAAGTCTGGAATTGATTCTTCTCTTAATGGTGCAATTCTTGCTGCAGATACAACACTCTCATTGACAAGTTCAACTGGTTGGCCAACTTCTGGAACTGTATACTTGAAGATAAACAATGAGGTGATGTCTGGAACTATCTCTGGAACTTCTGTAACTGCAATAAGTCGTGGTGTAGAAGGTTCTGCTGTTGATCATGCAGATGGTTCTGAAGTTCTTCTCTACCAGATTAACGGTATTCCTTTGACAGAAGTTAATAAGACACACACTACAATCGGTGATATTAGAGTTGACTCGTATACAATTTCAACATCTACTTCTGCTACATCTTCTGGTGTAAGTGGTGGTGTTGAGGCAACTGCAACAGAAAATGCTCAGATGGATGTGTTGCAAACTCTTGTTCCAACAATCGAACATCCAAACACATTACTTACTTCAAAAACATTATCAACTTCTGGAACTTCGGTATCTGGTAATCAGACATCGTTTACTAAACAGTCTATATCTACTGCTGATTCAATTCCTTTGGATGACAACTATTACTTTAGTGCTCCAAGAATTATTTGTTCTAGAATTAACGAAACGAATGAGTTATCTGGTGCGAAATCATTTGAACTTAGATTTACAATGACTTCTAATGTTGATAACCTTTCACCATTGATCGATTTGGATAGAAAGACTATCGTTGCGGTTGCAAACAGACTTGATAATATTGATAGTGCTTCTGATGTATATCCTCAATCTGACTATGTTGCTCCAACAGAACCAGATGGAGATTCAAACGAGGCAATCTACATGACTCGTAAGGTTCAGTTGAAGACTCCTGCTACTGCAATCAAACTATTGTTTGATGCGGTGAGATTTGACAGTGCAGAAATTCAGGCAATGTTTAAGATTCTTCGTTCTGATGATGCGAGTGACTTTGATGAAATCGGTTGGCAGTATTTTAATACTGATGGTTCTCCAGATACAAATGTAAACTCTTCAGTAAACAATCAAGACTTTATTGAAAGAGAATACACAGTGGAAGGACTAGAGGAGTTCATTGCCTTTGCGGTTAAGATTCGTATGCAAGGAACTAACTCTTCTGAACCGCCTCGTATTAAAGACCTTCGTGCAATTGCATTGGCGACATAAGATGACAGAGTTTATTCAAGTAGAAGACAATCCTAATCTTGCAAGAGATACTAACTCTCGTGCTATTGTTAATACAAACATGGAAGCATACAAGGCCGCAGTTGCTCGTTCTCGTGCTGCACAAAAGCAAAGAGATGAGTTGAGAGATGCGGTAAGGGATATAAATAACTTAAAGTGTGAGATGCATGAAATTAAAAATCTTTTACTAGAAATGATGGATAAGAAATAATGGCAGACCGTAACGCACCAGCAAGTTTTACCTTTGAAGAATGGAGAGTTGAGTTCAATCAACTGGCAACAGATGTCGGTGATATTGCAAACCTTCCTTCTACTGTTAATGGTAACGCTGTAACAGATGTTATTGAAGCAATTGCAGAACTAGAAGGTGCTTTGAGTTCTGTAATGTTTCCTACAGTTATCGACTTTGATGATTCTACTGGTGTTGCCAGTGAAAGAATCAAATTTGGTGATGATGACGATTTGCAAATATACCACGATGGTTCGGACAGTTATGTTAATCATAACGGAACTGGTGATCTTCTTATCTCTGGAAATAATGATGTTGATGTAACTGCAACCACAGATATTGGAATCACTGGTGGTGGTAATGTTCTTGTTAATGGTGTAACTGGAGTAGATGTCCAGTATAACGGAACAACAAGATTTTCAGCAACAAATACAGGACTTGGCGTAAACGGTGATATTATAGATTCATCTGGTGGTATGACAGGTTCACTAACATTCCCTCAGATTGGGGGAGCGATTGCAACGGAAGGGTTCGGTATTGCTCTTGCGGTTGCACTTGGATAACTAACATAAATACTATAAAAGGGAAGAATTAGAATGGCAAACAATTTTAAGAACGCATTTGCAAACAGTGTTTCCACTTCAAGTGGTTCACCTACAGATGTGTATACTGCGAATAATGGTTCTGCCGTTAACTCAATTCTTATTGAACTAGATGTGGCAAACACAGGAACTTCTGCTGTTCAGGCAAGTGTTCTTGTTTATGATAGTTCTTCAACAAACACATACCACATCGTTAAGGACGCTCCAGTGCCAGTTGGTTCGGCATTGAAAGTTGTCTCAGGTCAAAAGATTGTTTTGAACGGTGACGATAAAATTCAAGTATATGCTTCTGCGGCAACAGTAGATGTAGTGGCATCAATTCTAGAAGATGTAACATAAGGGGTAAGTGATGTCTGAATCATATATTGGTGTAAACAGTCCAAACAGAGTTTCTGCTGCATTTCAGAAAGAGGATTTCCTCGGCTCAGATTTGAGCACGATTACTGTAGGTTCGGCTTCATACACATATGCGTATGAGTTGGATACAGATGTCGATGGTGCTAATGCAGAGAATCTATATGTGGTTTTGGACAATGTGGTTCAAGAGCCAGACAGTGCCTTTGTTATTCGTGAGAACTCTTCTTCCCAACCAAGAATTATACAGTTTCAAGGAACTGTTGCTTCAACGGCAGTCATCTATGTAGTTCACAGAGGTATCGGTTCATTTACAATGAAACCGCCTACTGGTTCAGTTGGTGCAGATCAACTTGCTGCGAACCTCAAGTCATTTACTACAGATACATTTACTGGTGACGGTTCGACTGCTACATTTACTCTATCAGAGACACCAACCTATTCAAGTTCTGTAATGGTTTTTGTTGATGGCATTCTACAGAAAGAAACAACAAACTATACAATCTCTGGTTCGACACTATCCTTTGGTGGAACTGCTCCGTCAGCAAGTTCAGAGATTGAAGCGAAACATATGGGTCTTCGTGGTGTTATGCGTAGAGGCCCAGACTATCAATATGACGCATTTACTGGTGATGGTTCTACCGTTGCGTTCACTTTAAGTAATACTGGTGTTCCAACTAACAGTGCATTTGTTTTCTATAATGGTATTTGTTTGAAACCAACTGATGACTATTCAATCAGTGGGAACACAATGACCATTACATTTGCACCAGTTAGTGCATCAGAAATAATGGTAAGGTATCAAATCTAATGTCAAGTAAATCTAAAATTATTGCAGAAACTCAATTAGGTGGTCATTCCAATCAAACTGGTGCGATTGATATTCCAGTAGGAACAACTGCTCAAAGACCATCAAATCCATCTTCTGGTTATACCAGAATGAATTCTGATACTAATACGATGGAAATGTATAATGGTTCAACTTGGGTAACTGTTGGTGGGACATCTCTTAAAGTATATTCAGTAGATCCAACAACAATTGACGGTAGTTCTGGAACTTCATTGACTCTTATTGGAGAAGGTTTTGAATCTGGTGCTACAGTTCATTTTGTATCTGCCTCTAATGGTTCTCAGACTATTGCTAGTTCTGTAACTTATGTAAGTGCAACAGAACTTACAGTAACCACACCATCACTTGCAGTTGCTGGTGAGCCTTGGTCAATTAAAGTAACAAATCCAGACGGTATATCTGCGGCAATCGAATCTATTCTTGACGCTGGTGGTTCTCCTACTTGGACAACTGCCGCTGGACAGGTTGGTTCTGATGCACTACAAAATTCAGCATTTAGTGCAACAGTCGCTGCAACTGATCCAGACGGACAAGCAATTACTTACTCTGAATCTGGAACAACAGTTCTAACTGGTTCTGGTTCAAATGAACTTGGGTTCACACTCAACTCTTCTACTGGTGCAATCAGTGGAACAATGCCTTCTTTGTCAAGCAACACAACATTCAATTTTACACTTGGTGCGAGTGATGGCATTAACTCAACAACAAGAAACTTTAATATCGTAGGTTTAGCTGCACATCCAGACTATTATATCTTCAGAGGTGATGGAGAGGGTGGAACAGGCACATCAGATACTTCAGTATGGAATCAATCGTGGACATCCTATTCTTGGCATCATAACTCAAACGGTTCATCGAATGCAAACTCTACAAGAGTTATGTCTGATTTGAATGGTAGTGCCGCAACAGGTTATGGTATTACACAAGCGATTAGAACAACAGGCACAGTTACATTCCCATCAACCCACAATAGAATACAGATTAAGTGTGCTAGTAGAACTGACACGCCATACTTGATTTTATCATCTACTCCTTTCAGTGCGGCAAGTTATGATTATGATAGTGGTGCAACATATCCTGGCACTGGTTGGACAGGTGCTATTGGTATTAACTCTAATGATTTTGTTGCTACTTTACCAGCGTCTGTGATAGGTGGAACTTGGTATCTAGGTCTTGTTTGTTATGGTGGACAATACGCAAATGTGTATATTGAGGCAACAGTAATAAGAACATATTATCAGGCATAATAAATAGTAATGGAAAACAAAGGTAGACAATAATGGCATATATTGGAGCACAACCGACATACGGTGTATTTGACAGACAGGTTTTGACAGGTGATGGTTCAACCACAACCTTCAATCTTGACCATA